CCATTTCCATTAAATCTTGCATATTCAACTGTGTCACCAAAGAATGTTATTTCATCGGATGCACCGGCTTTTAATTTTAATGGATTTCCGTTACCCGCACTTGATATTAAGAACGCATCATTAGCTAATGCTGGATTTTCAAATCCGATATAACCAAAATCCGTAGTGCTATCACTTCTTCTGAATCTTAATACAGAGTGCTGTGCCGCACCTCCTTTAATTACTGCATCACCCCTAATATCTAGCTTATGAGTTGGGTCCGTTGTACCTATACCAACATTACCATCGGCTGTTATTCTAGTTTTTTCAGTTAAACTTCCGCCTGTTGCGGTATAGAAGACAAGAGATGCATTTTGATTTGCTGCTGTCGCATCATAAACATTATAATTTAACGCTGCAATTCTTGCGCCTCTTGCTATGGTTCCAGCAGTAGCAGTACTAGTTCCACCATAACCTATATCTAAGTTTAAAGAAGTCCCACGCTCTGCCGTTGCTTCTGCTCCCTGAGCATTAACTAAAGTTAAAACTGTTGTGCCTTGAGAACCTATACTTTGATTTCTCTGAACCAATAATCCAGATACAGAAGCAGGAGTAAAATTAATATATCTACCAGCAATGCTAAAAACGTGAAACAGTGCAGAAGAATTTGTTATTCCTATTCCGACATTGCCACCGTTTGGATTTAATAAAAGTGGATAATTAAAATCTAATGCACTTTCATCTGTCGATTGAATCCAAGCACCATTTCCTCCAGCCCTTATGCCAAAATCTAGGACAGCATTGTCTGTCGTATTACTAATTCTAAATATACCGCTTTGAGTTGCGGCAATAGAAGCAGGATTACCTACTGCTCCATCAACTTGCAATTTTTGAACAGGACTTGTTGTACCTATGCCAACATTTCCTGAAAAATATCTATTTCCAACTTGGGTGACTTTTATAACTTTCCATCCAGAAATGCGACAAGCTCTTGTCCCAGTTCCCGCTGTATAGTTGAATAAAGCTTGAGGAGTCCAATATTTTGTGCCTGTTTTAAATTGACCAATTACTGTAGCTGAAAATCCACCAATATATCCACTTACTTTTGTCCAAGTGATTGTTGGATTATAATTAGACATTACCCAATAACCGTAACTACCGGGATTGCCTCCTAAATCACTAAAAGTATGATCGAAATCTTGGCTTCCCATGTAGTGACCTTGATTTGTTCCTACATTTTGAATCCAACATTCCATGTAGAAAATATCATTAGTATCTACAGGAATATAAGGAAAACCAGAATCCATAAATCCACCAACCTGAACCAAGTCATTAATATAAATACAATATCCACCGGGAGCATCAGCTACTGCTACCCAAGTGACGTTACTACTATTAAAATATTTTTGAAGTTCAGCTTGGCTCCATGTGGGGTCTATTTCAAATACAGTTTCTCCGGGAGCATAGTGACCAAGCGGATAACCTTCAGAATTACTAATTCTACTATTCGTTCTTAGGATTCCACCTCTAACATCTAGTTTTTCGGCTGGACTTGTCGTATTTATTCCTACAGCATTAGCGACGTATAAATTACCATTTCCAATAGTAGAAGAAGGAAATGAAGATCCTAAACTATATCCAACACCAATACTTTTATCTACTGTAAAATTACCCCAACCATCTGATCTAAGTAAGCCTTGTTGACTTGCATCTGATCTTGAAGTATTAATTATTGTACCTTCGTTATCTTTTACATAATAAATATAATTACCTGCGCCGTCTGCTCCTAATTTTATATTACCACGGACATCTAATTTTTGACTAGGTTGAGTTGTGCCTATGCCTACATTAGTATTATATCCAACTGACATTATTACATCTGCTGCTGTATTAGCTATTCTATTAATAGCAAAATCTATTCTCGTATCAATATTACTATTCCAATAAGGAGTAATTTGAGCGCGATAACCAGTAGTAGAATCATATCTTAATTGAATACCCTGCCCTTGAGTAGAAGCGATATCTAAATTAAAAAGAGCATTTTGTAGATTTCCTAAACCTAAAAAACCATTATTTCTAAGAACGAAAATATTACTTCCATTTGTATTTCCATTATAAGCAATATTTAAAAAGTTAGTATCAAGACCAACAGAATAAAAAACTCCACCATTTCTTTGAAGTCTTACTACTTCAGAAAAAGCTCCCTGAGCATTATTAATATGCAAACCTCCAGAAGGCAATACCGTTCCAATTCCAACGCATCCATCTCTACTTATAGCAAAATCAGTATTGTCTGTAACTCCAGCTCTAGTACTTCTAAGTATTTCAAATTGTGAATTGTAATTTCCACCATTTCCAGCCCTTGCAACTGTTCCCAATTTCCATTTCCAAGCATCGCCAAGATTAACAGAGTAATCCTCAACAGAATCAAATTGCAAATAAGCTTTTAAAGCACCCGTTGTCAAATTGAATCCAGCAAATGGAAATCTTAAGTATTGACCATATGAGCTATTGTAAACATCATGCCCTACAACAACATTTCCAGATACTTGTAGTTTTTCTACTGGGGCAGTAGTATTTATTCCTACATTTCCAGCAGAAGTCACATAAAGTCTATTTACATCATTAGTCTTTATTGAAATAGGCTGCGAGTCAGACGTTCTGACCGTCAGCGTCCCTGCTGTTGAATTTACATCGTTTGATGCTGGTGTAATTACGATATCGCCCATATTTTTATTCCATATCCCTTTCAGTTACAAGTTTAGAAACATCCTTACGTTCTGCAAAAATTGTATAGTAATAATTATATATATTATCATTACTATCTGTATAAATGTACACTTTGTTGTGTCCTATTTGATCTACACTATAGTTTCTTATCTTACCATCTTTGCGTCTTCCTACTGCTGTTAAATTAACAGTAATAGAATCATCATGAACCAAACCTGACCAATAATGAGGCAGGCTTATTTCATTGTTATTATTTTGACCTCTATAATAAACACCATTTTCTGGACCTTCTAGAGAAGCATAAGTTAATCTCTTGCCAGAAATTGTTGGGTGAACTATATCGAAGCTCTTTGTTGTAGCGGCGAAGCTACCATTTACTTGGAGCCTATATGTAGTATTAGTTATTGTATTTACTCCTACATAAGTACCATCATCAAAAATTTGGCTATTTGCTACCGATTTAGTTCCATTCCATTTTGTGACATAATTTGCAGTGCCATTACCAGATATTAGATTTGTAGCAGTAACATTTCCAGCAACTATTAAACTACCATCTGTCTTTATTGTGTCTTCGGCAGATCTGTATAAATTAGCTTCAGCATCTCCACCAAATGTTAAGCCGCTTGCTGCTGATGTAGAGCCGGGACCACCAACTGATAATAATGTAGTTGGAGAAGCTGTTCCTATCCCAACTTTACCATCATATGTTATCCTAGCTTTTTCTGATTCATTGAATGAAAAAATTAATGGATTTGCAAATGTAGTGCTTGCTGGGACTCTTACTTGCCAACCACCACCATAAGCTTGTAAATCTACGCCAGCATAAGCAGAAGTTCCTGAATTTTGATTATTTATGCGGACATAAGTTTGACTATTTGCTGTATTAAATACTTCTAATTTATGAGTAGGAATGGTTGTACCGACTCCAACATATCCATTATTACGGAAATACATTCTGGCACCAACTCCTTCCTGCCAAATGTAAAGGGCAGGACTAGTTGAATCAGTATCTCCGACATTACCAATTCTCCATTTTCTTACTCCATTAGTGTGTATGAAAAGTCCACCATATCCATTTGAAGAAGCATAATCAACAATAAATCCGGGCTCTATTGTTCCGCTTGCGAAAGATCTTACTGCTGTTCCACTAACATCTAATGACCATACAGGATTTGTCGTTCCTAATCCAACATAATTTGAAGTATTTATTGTAATTGCGGGAGCATTTGAAGCATAACCTAAATGCATTTTACCAGCTAAAGATTTAATTACTGATTCTCCAGCAGCAGTACCAATAAAGAATTGATTAAATCCACCTGCTACACCCATTTCTAATTCGCTGGCAGTTCTACCAACTGATAAATATGTATAAGCTCCTGCGCCATTTGATCTAAAGCTTGAATATGTATTTGATTGTAAAACTGATAATTTTCCATCAGGACTTGTCGTTCCAATCCCTACATTTCCCTCTACGATTAAACCATTTGTTGGAGCAGATATGTTATAGCTATTTGAACCAATACTTACATTTCCAACTACAGACAACTTATTAATTGGATTAGAAGTTCCAATTCCAACTTTATTATTAACCAATACAAAATCACCACTTCCATATTGCCCAGCAACAACCCTATCATCAGCAAAGACTTCTAGGACTGGAAGACCTGCTGAATTGTTTACTGACATTAATGAATCACTAAGGTCATCAACGACTGAGAATAGGGTTCCGTTTGTCCCGTCTGCTCTTAAGACTGTTGCTCCAGCAACTGTTGAGACGACATGGAGTTTACCTGATGGAGTAGATGTTCCAACACCTAAATTTCCACCATTAACATAAGAATTAGCAGTTGCAGAAAAATATACTAATACATTAGAACTGCCATCAACTATTCTAAGAGGAAAGTTATTATAAGTAAATTGAGTATCATCCCAATACCAAGAAAGAGTAGTATTATTAGGAGAAAAAGCCCTTACTTGACCCCCTGCGCTTCCAAATCCACCAGCACCATTAAAAAATAAATCAGGAGTACTGGCGCTAGCATCTCCTACGATATTTAATCTACCATCTGTTTTTAAAGTTCCCGCTGCGCTTCTATATAAGTTAGCAGAAGCATCTCCGCCAAATGTTATTCCGCTTGCTGGTAAAGTGGAACCCGCACCACCAACTGACAAAAGAGTAGTTGGAGTATTCGTACCTATTCCAACTTTGCCATCATAAGTAAATCTAACTGACTCCGTTAAACTAGTATCTCCAGTAGCTCTTCTAGATGAAAAAGCTAAATCGCCTAATCCATATCCATTTCCATTCAAGAACAAAGATTTAATTGCCGATTGAGGAGTATAATTGCCAGCATCATTTAAAGTAGCGAACAGAACTGAACCACCTTGATTTGTTGCATTTACTGAACTTCCTACTAGAATTGAACCTCCTTTATTACCTGCGTCAGTTACATTTGCGGTTGCTTGATTTGCGCCAATTACTGTTAATTGATAATTTGGATTCGTAGTTCCTAAACCAACATAACCATCACTTTTTAGGACAAGAGAATTTACCATATTTGCATTGGTAAATGCGCCTGTCGTTACATTCATGAACCCAAATGTTTTATATCCAACTGCTGGCGCAAATGCTTCAAAATAAGGTCTATAAGCTTGTGTAGATTCAACGGTTCCTGCTAATTCATTTGTCCAATTTAAATTTTGACCATAAGTATACCAAGGACTATTTTGCGAAGAATGATAAGTGTGTTCAGATGTTCTGATGCCTCCATTAAGTCTTGTTATTTTTAATCCAATGTTAGTAACGGAGTCGTTACCAATTTGAGCATTTCCTTGTACTTCTAATCTTTGAGTAGGATTTGTAGTGCCGATACCGACATTGCCAGCAGTCGTCAAAATATGTTGACTTCCTCCCGCTCCTAAAAGTAAATTACCATAATCAGTTCTTATTGTAGAATTACCTGTACCACCGTCAGTGCTTCTAGTAGATGAATTTGTAAATAAAACTATGCCGTTATTTCCACCATCTCTGCGCAATACAAATGCTGTATATGCGTTTGATCCTGCATTTAGATTTCTGACATAAGACAATAATGGACCATCTGTATTATCATAAACATCTAATTTACCAATGGTGCTTGCTGTCCCTATACCAACGTTACCGTTTGTATCAATTCGAACCCTGTCTGTGTCGTTTGTTCTTAAAGAGAATCCATGATTTGTGACTGAGCCAGCATACACAAGCGAAGTGCCAGTGTTCGCAATCATTCCTCCTTGCACCGTATTTGCTCCTGCTGACACCCGAATGCGAGCATCAGCACCAGCGGTATCAACGTGCAACAATGTGGCTGGATTTGTAGTACCTATACCGACATTACCTGCTGTATCAAAAGCATAGTTTGAATTTGGATTTACCAAAGTATCAACAGGTGCAGAAGTTCCGCTGTCTAACCCAGCTTGCCAAACAGTTACTGCCGATGAGTAACCTACTCTAATAGCTAACTCTCCGTTTGTGTCATTGTACCAACCATTTTTAATATATACATCATAATAAGTCGTTCCTGCACCACCACCATCTGGCACTGCATAAACTAAAACGTTTGTAGTGTCTGGACCTCTTTTTAGGTAGGTTACTTGTGGAGCGCCGGGATTAGTAGCTGCATAGGCAATAAAGTCAAATTCAACTTTTCTCTCAAAACCTACATGAAGCGCAGAATTAGTAGTTGTAAAATACCCATTCAAACTAACATTGTGGTAATTTGAAGTAATTTTTATTCTTGCTACTTTAAAATATCTTGCTGGATTATTACCGCCTTCAGGTATATTGAAATATACAGTTCTAGTTGAATTGTCATCAATGATATCTGTTCCAGCGTATAGTGTCGTGCTTTGTCTAATTACTGGCATTCTCACTGCGCCTACTACATCTAATTTAGCACCGGGACTTATTGTGCTTATTCCGACATCTGTGCCGTTGTCATAAATACTACCTGTAACCAATTGTTTAGTACCGCTCCAGCGAGGGACATAGTTGGATACTCCAACTCCAGAAAGGAAAGTATTACCTGCGTAACCACTCAGAGTATTGATCTTCGTGTCAAGGACCGAACCAGTTGCAGCTAGGTTCGTTATCGTCGCGAAGGTCGCATTTGAGTAGCCACTCAGAGTGTTAATCTTAGTATCAAGGGTTGAACCAGTGGCAGCAATGTTCCCGCTTAAAGAAGTGATCGTTGGGGAGATTATCCCGACAGCGGCCTCTAAAGATCCGTCTGTCTTAATTCTTGAGCTAGATATTCTGTAGAGGTTAGCACTAGCGTCTCCACCAAACGTTATGCCGCTTGCGGCAGAAGTAGAACCTGCGCTGCCAACTGATAGGAGAGTAGTTGGATTAATATTACCTATGCCAACATCACCATTAACATCAATTCTTAATTGCTCTGAATAGAAACCACTTCCAGAAGCTCTTCCTATTGCAAAATATTGATTAGAAGAAATGCCATTGCCCCAAACTATATTAGATTCACTAAATCCATTACTATAATTTGAACCTATTAAAACTCCATAAGTATACGCACTTGGCAAAGTAGCTCCTACATTACCTGCAAATGCTGCCCAATTGTTTCCATTTGATGCGGCATAAACATGGAATTTAGTAATTGGATTAGTAGTGCCAATTCCTACGTTACCAGCAGATGTAATTAATAATGCTGGATTACTATAAGTTGTTCCATTTATTGCGGTTGAAGGAGTGATTTCAAAAGCATTACTAATATTTTGTTGCGCACCTACTAGCCAATTATATAAACCATTTCCTGCTAGTGATGGAGCAAATTCTATAGATGCATTGCTACCGCTAGACTCCAATCTCATCACTGGACCTGTTGCAGTATAAGCATGAATTCTTCTAGAAGCGACTACTGTACCAATACCTACGTTTCCTGCGCTAGTAATACGCATTCTTTCAGCACCCGCTCCTCTTGCTCTAAAAATATGAGAATTATTATCATAATAATTAGTAGGATCATTATTGTCGCCTAAGTAGAACGCTGGGTTACCTCCGGGTTCCCAAACTCTGTGATAAAAAGAAAATCTATCAGCAAATAAATAACCGCTTAAAGAAATTGCGCCATTAACATCTAATCTAGAAACAGGACTTATAGTACCAATGCCAACATCTCCGCTTAAATTGATACGCATCCTTTCGTTTGCGTCTTCGGAAATATCGGTATTTAAAGCAGATGTTATGTTAGTATGGAAAGTAACGCCTTTATTATAAATTAACTTTATAAAATTACCAGCATCAGGCGTACTTGCAAAACGTCTGACTTGAGAATTGCCAGTTGGAGAAGCTTTTACATTATTTCCTATGATTGATGCGGCACTATTTAAAATTTCGCCGTATGCTGCATAAGCAAAAACAATATTTCTTCCTGCTGCTCCAAAATCTAAATAATCCGTAGGATTTACTGATCCAATGCCAACTCTTCCTCCAGAAGTCACCGTCATCAAAGTATTTCTTCCAGCGCCACCAACAGAAGTTTGAGTACTCAAATATAAACTCTGACCACTCGCCCAATCAAAATAATTTATTCCATTATTTCTAAACAAAGAAAGTCTAGTATTATTTCCTTCGCTAATTAATTCTCCGCTTGCTCTTACTGATCCAATTACATCTAACTTATAATTTGGACTATCTGTTCCTACTCCAACATTTCCTCCTCCTAAATTAAATAAAACGTTACTGTTGGAACCGTCAAAACGAACTCTTGGAGTAGCGTCATTTTCTCCGGGTCTTTGTATTTGTAAATTACTAGTAGCATCATTAACATAAAAATACCAATCAGGTACACCGGCTGTATTAAAAGTCATTCCATTCTCAGAAGAAGTAGAACTTCTATTTAAGACTAAAGAAGTAGCCCCTCCTCCCTGACCATCAATAGTGAAATTACCATCTGTTTTTATTCTTGAGCTAGATATTCTATATAAATTAGCTTGGCTGTCTGCGCCAAAAGTTATTCCACTTGCAGCACTTGTTGAACCTGCGCCACCAACTGATAAGAGAGTAGCTGGAGCAAGCACACCAAGTCCTAAATTTCCAACAGCCGTCAATATCATCCGTAAAGTACTATTAGGTCTAAAGAACATATCATTAGCACCAATAGTTTGTATAAATGCTTGACCTCCCCAATTCAATATGTCACCACCATTAATTCTAATATTACCAATTACATGTAATTTATCCGCAGGAACAAGTGTGCCTATACCAACATTTCCACCATTTGGATTTAGTAAAAGCGGATAATTCGCTGCTAAACTAGTTTCGTCCGTAGATTGAATCCATGCGCCGCTTCCCGCTATTCTAATACCGAAATCTAGGACTGCATTATCTGTTGTATTGCTAATTCTGAATATACCACTTTGAGTTACGCCTACAGAAGCTGGACTTCCTACTACGCCATCAACTTGCAATTTTTGAAGTGGAGTTGTTATGCCAATACCAACATTACCATTCCCCATGAACCTTACACGTTCGACAGGCGCTGCACCAGCTACATCGTTAAGAGAAAACGCAAGGTCCATATTGGTAGCAGTGCGTATTGCATCAATAAATACTTTGCCGCCATTGGCATTATTAAATGGATCTGATGTAGAAGCAGCCAAAAATCTTACAGTCGTTCCTGCCGTAGTATCTGCATTCATCGCTCTGATGGATTCAAATATTCCACCAGCAGCAGTCTTCATCAAATGCAAAGATCCGTCTGCAATTCTAGCTTCTGAAGAGGTATAAGTAGCTGTATTGACAGTGCCGCCGTTTACAACAAATTTAACTAGAGGATTCGTTATGCCTACGCCTACATTGCCTTCAAAAATAGCTTGTCCATTAGATAGAGTTGTAGTTTGGTAATTACTTCCAACAGCTAATCCTCCATAAATTAAAGACGAAAATGTAGATGTGTTTATCCCTGTAGCTGTTCTATCATAGCCAATCCAAGTATTACCTTTACCATCTACTCTTAGTGGGCCTAATGCTGAATCATAAGTAATAGTAAAAAGAGAAGCTTTTTCAGAATTAGTATCTGATGCTTGGAATCTTGGCAATTCAAGATTAATAATTCCATTAATATCAACATTAGATGGACCACCATCTACGAGATCAATAATCTTAAATGCTGGATTTGAAGTCCAAGAACTGGGAAAAGATAAAGTCCCATGTCTTAAAATACCCAAAGAATAGTCTGTATTATTACCAGAAGTATTTTGACCAATTTGTAAAGAATAACCGGGAAGCGTTGTCGCAATACCTACATTACCATTACTAGCAATACGCATTTTTTCTGCGCCAGCAAAACCAAACAAAATATTACCAGCGTCATTTCTAAATATTAAATCATCAGTCTGTGTGGCTTGACCAAGGTAATTTCCACCAATACCGATTACAGCTTTAGTTGTAGCTCCTTTCTTAAAATTAACTTTTGGACCCGCAACCGCACTGTTATCAGCGCTAGCAGCTATATCCAACAATTCAGCAGGACTTATTGTGCCTATACCAACCTTACCATCACTAACAATACGCATTCTTTCTGATCCACTTACATCAACACGGAGGTAGTTGGCCGTATGTTCGTAAACCAGAGCGCCTACGGTGTTGCTGTCGCCATCACCGAAATAGAAAGCGGACCCTTCGGTGTTCTTCGCCAGTAGGAAGATGCTAGCGTTGCGATTCACGCTTGAAAAGTATGCACTAAAATTGTCTGCCGTGGTGTTAGCGGTTCCTAGATTCGCGGCGTGGAAAATACCACTCGGACTTGTTGTTCCTATACCAACATTACCGCCATTTGGATTTAATAGAAGTGGATAATTAGTTGATAAACTAGTTTCATCTGTAGATTGAATCCATGCGCCCAAGCCTCCCGCTCTAATACCAAAATCTAGGATGGCATTGTCTGTTGCGTTGCTTATCCTAACTATTCCGGCTTGAGTTGCCCCATTTAGAGCAGGATTTCCTGCTGTTCCTTCAACTTGGAATTTTTGAACAGGATTTGATGTCCCTATACCTACTCTTCCAGCTTCGCTGCTATATATTTGTTTTGTATTTGCGGAAGTAGCGGTGAGATAGGCGTAAGGTAAAGTCCATGAATTTGAGGACAAGGCAAAAGAACTTGGGAATTGGCCATTTAGTGTTACAGTAACTGTATTAGCATATCCAGTACCATTGCCACCATTTACCGCTCCATTAGTTTTTAATACTAAAGCTACAGGAGCATAAGCGTCTGTGCCTGTAGTAGACATTATATTTAATACAACATCGTCAACGTTACAGTTATAAGTAGAGCATTCCAATAGTTTTACATTGCCCCATATCTCCGTTGGGCGATAAGAATTAGTTGCATTAGCAGTAAAAATACCATTCCAAGTTACATTCCCACCAGCGACAGTGACTTGAATTAGTTGATTTGAATTGCTATTGTCTCCTAGAATTGTAGTATATTGTCCCCAGTTTGCTGTAGTTGCTTTGCTAACTGAAGAGTAATAACCATTATTATTAGAATAAATAAGCCCTGCTACGCTAAGTGAACCATCTGTCTTAATGGTCGAAGCGGCGCTCCTATACAAATTAGCAGAAGCATCATTTCCAAAGCTCATTCCTCCCGTAGCAGCAACAGATGAAGTTGGGCCGACGTTTAATAAAGCTGGGGGGGCATTGTTATTATCTCCAATGTGGAAACGCCCTTGCCTATTAAGCACCATTGCTATCCTTCCGCTAGCATAGAACCAAGTTTGCTGGACAGAAGCTGCTTGATTAAAGGCCACCACTGTAGGAGAATTGCCATCTGCTGGGGAATTATAAGGTCCAATGTAAGCAACATTTGTAGGAAGGACAATCCCAATCATTGGAACTGCTAATCCTGTAGAAGTAGTAAAAGATATTCCTCCTCCAGAGATTTGAATTTTATCAGTTGGTACAGTTAGACCAATTCCAATATTACCGGCACTATTAACGAACAATCTATCAGCGCCATTAGTATTAAATGACATGTATCCAGCACCACCATTAACTATAGCGAGATTGTTTCCTGCTTTTTGAATATAAAAATTTGCCGTGGAATTTCTTAATGCTAATAATGCATCTGTACTGCCATAAACCTCTAACAATCCACGATTAGTTGAGCCATAAGTAAACGATGTTGTGCCTACGCCAACATATCCATTTGAATCGATACGAACTCTTTCTGCTCCACCCGCATGGAATAAAATTGGATTGCTAGTATCTGCTACGATATGCATCCTATCATAGCTATACAACATTGAACCAGAGCCTACTACTCCAGCATAGTTATAACCAGTTCCGTTTCTTGATAGTTGAACATTTCTAGTTCCATCTGTTATACTTAATCCATCTGATGTACTACCTAAAGCAGAATCAGAAGCGACTCCAATTGATAATTTAGTGTTAGGAATTATGGTTCCTATTCCTAAATTGCCCCCATTCTTTAATGTAACCTGCTGAGAACCAGAACCTGCTGCACCGAAAATTAAATCTCCACCATTTGTATGCAAACGAACATTATTTGATCCAGCTTCTCTTCTGATTCCATGAGAATTGTTTCCAAGGAAAAACCCTCCTTCTACAGCGTTACTATTAACATCAGATACGACGTAGCCTCTAATATCTAATTTATTAACTGGATTTGTAGTACCGATACCGACATTACCATTATTATCAATAACCATTTTTGTGGTTAATGTGCCTAGTGTATCAGTATTTGTTTTGAATGCTAAAACACCTTGTAAATTTGTTCCTTTCCAAATTTGTTCAATCTGAGCAGGTTCCCATCCATCCGATACACGATAAAATCTTATTTTTGTTCCACTTCCTAATGAAGTTGCATCTGATGCGACTAATGTAGTATTACCTATAACATGCAGTTTATCAACAGGATTAGTTGTACCTATACCAACCTTACCATCATAAGTAAATGAAACTAAATCTGTAGCAGGATTTGCTAACGTATTTCCTCCTACAAGAGTAAAAGTATTTAAATCAGTAAACTTAAATCCAAAATCATATGCTGAAGCAGTATTGTTTTGAAATATTATTGGACGAGAGCCATTAGCTCCTACGAAATAAGAAGTACTAGATGCGTCTGCATTTACAGTTATTCCATTTGCGAAACCCGCGCTTCCATTTACATCTAATTTATAAGCAGGGATTGTAGAACCTATGCCTACATTACCATTTGGGAAAACAGACCTATTATTCGCTCCACCGCTATCAGCGTAAATTCCGAAAAACTCTGAAGTGCTTGCACTATTATTAGCTACTGCAATGGTAAATGGATGAGTAGCATCATATATAGAAGAAATAGTTGCAAAGTAAGATCCGGGGCCGCTCGCAGTTTGGAGTCTTAATTGAGTTCCATTTGAATGAACCGTTAAAACTCCAGTTGGAACAGTAGTGCCAATTCCAACGTTACCATTTGTATCTATTGTTAAGCGTTGTGCATTTGCTGTATAAAGATAAAGATTATCAGCAGAGTAACTTATTATGCCAGCACTATTAGTACTATTTGAAAATTTTATAGCAGTGAAACCCGCAGAAGAGGCTATATGTAATTTTTGTTCTGGAGCCGTAATCCCAATACCAAGATTACCGGCGGTATTCAAGGTCATGTTTTCGCTGCCATTTATCCCAAAAGCAATACCGCTTGTATATGAAGTTAAAAATAACTTTCTTGAAGACGATTCTATTCTATTTGTAATTCCGTCCCACTGACCTATTATAATAGCAGAGCTATCTGTACTAGATTCAATGGTCTGTCTAATGTTCGATCCATAAAGGTGTAATTTATGAGATGGGCTGGTGCCAATACCTAAACTTCCATCTATTTTTAAAGCCCCCGCTGCTGATCTATACAAGTTAGCAGAAGCATCACCTCCAAAAGTTATACCGCTTGCTGCTGAAGCAGAACCCGCACCGCCAATTGACAGGAGAGTAGATGGAGCTAATCCTATACCCAAATATCCATTAGCATCTACTCTTAATCTTTCTACATTATTGGTATAAATTCCAAGTACATTTACTGAAGAAGCTGCTCTTAAACTTACGTTATCACTCGCACCGAATCCGTAGATTTCATTTGTAGAAGATCTTATCGTACCTGCAACATCCAATTGAACAGCAGGATTTGTTTTTCCTATTCCTACATAATTAGTTGCTACATTAAAATTAACTGGCGAGGCTAATGGATAAACTCCTGTAGAAGCAAAACCAAAGTTTGCTCCTGTAGTTTGATACATTCCCCAACCTTGAGAATAATCATCCACATTTCTTGTAGTGATGCAATCAACAGTAAATCTATAATAATATCTAGATGTATCAGTAGGATTACCAAAGCAAATTTGCATATAGCCATTTGCATCTTTTGCAAGGTACTTTGATGTCCCATCGTTTCCTAAATCAATTAAAGAATAATTAACAGGCGCACTGGATGCACCGTAATCATAAAAAACAACTTTAAAATCATAAAGAGAAGAATTCCCATAACCATATCCTTTAACATGAACAATTGCCATCTCATAAGAGGTACCTAGTAGAAATGGCGTTTTAACAACATAACCACCATTACTAAAATTATCTAAATTATAAGTAACAATGTTTTTATATTCTTGGATATTAGATGAACCAGAAGGTCTGTGCGAAAATGAGCCATTTACTCTTAATTTAGTATTCGGATTATTGGTCCCTATGCCAACATTTATGCCATTGTCGTATAGGTTTCCGGTAACTAATTGTTTAGTGCCGCTCCAGCGAGGGACGTAGTTGGATACTCCAACTCCAGAAAGGAAAGTGTTACCTGCGTAACCACTCAGAGTGTTAATCTTCGTATCAAGGACCGAACCAGTTGCAGCTAAGTTCGTTATCGTCGCGAAGGTCGCATTTGAGTAACCACTCAGAGTGTTGATCTTCGTATCAAGGACCGAACCTGTGGCAGCTAGGTTGGTATTGGTCGTGTTAATCTTAGTGTCAAGGACGGAACCAGTTGCAGCTAGGTTAAGGATCGTTGCAAAGCTACTGTTGGAGTAACCGCTCAAGGCGTTGATCTTCGTATCAAGGACCGAACCAGTTGCAGCTAAGTTAAGGATTGTCGCAAAGTTCGCGTTGGAATAACCACTCAGAGTGTTGATCTTCGTATCAAGAGTCGAACCTGTGGCAGCTAGGTTGGTATTGGTCGTGTTAATCTTAGTGTCAAGGGTAGAACCTGTGGCAGCTAAGTTCGTTATCGTCGCGAAGGTACTGTTGGAGTAACCGCTCAGAGTGTTAATCTTCGTATCAAGAGTCGAACCTGTGGCAGCTAGGTTCGTGTTCGTAGTGTTAATCTTAGTGTCAAGGGTTGAACCTGTAGCAGCAATGTTTCCGCTCAAAGAAGTGATCGTTGGGGAGATTATCCCTATAGCGACCTCTAAAGATCCGTCTGTCTTAATTCTTGAGCTAGATATCCTATACAGGTTAGCGCTAGCGTCTCCACCAAACGTTATGCCGCTTGCGGCAGAAGTAGAACCTGCATCGCCAACACCAATGAGAGTTGCAGGGCTATTTAATCCTACACCTAAGCGACCTGCGGCAGTAAGGGTCATCTTAGACACCTGATTTGGTCTAAAAAACAAATCATTATTTCCAATAGTATCAAGAAACCCTTGACCATCCCATCTAACTACTTCACCACCCGAAATCCTTATGCTACCTATGACATGAAGTTTATCAGAAGGATTAGTCGTCCCTATACCAACATTTCCTTCGACGAGTAAACCATTTGCTGGAGCAGATACATTGTAACTATTTGAGCCAATACTTGCGGCCCCAATTACTGATAGCTTATTAGTTGGATTACTCGTACCAACACCAATTTTATTGTTAATTAAAACAAAGTCTCCACTTCCATACTGCCCAGCTATCACTCTATCGTCTGCAAAAACTTCCAGCACTGGAAGTCCTGCTGAATTGTTTACTGACATTAACGAATCGCTGAGATCGTCAACGATGGAAAATAAAGTTCCATTTGTGCCATCTGTTCTAAGAACAGTTTCGCCAGCAACGGTTGAAACGACATGGAGTTTTCCGTTAGGCACGTTAGTCCCTATTCCGACATTTGTGCCATTGTCGTATAGATTTCCAGTAACTAATAGTTTAGCTCCATTCCAACGAGGAACATAGTTAGTTACTCCAGATCCAGATATGAAAGTTTGATTTACATAACCGCTAAGAGAATTTATTCTATTATTTAATAAAGTTCCAGTAGCAGCAATTTGCCCACTTAATGAAGACAAGTCAGAGATGCTTGAATCCGCTTGCCACATCACGCCTGATGTAGTCGAGGTCAAAACTTGACCGGCAGTTCCTAAACGATTAGAATAGTCAAATATAAAACCAGAAATTTGAATTCCTGTCGTTAGAACTTCATCTATTGCGAATTGAGCCATTTGTAAACCTTAAACCTTATTATTAATTACACAAAAAAATCTCTAGCTCCCTAAAAATCGAGAGCTAAAGATTGCGTTTTTAAGATTGCTATCTAATTTACATTAGAGTTGCATCTTCGGGAATGGAGGAATCTCTGGAGCCGTCGCTGAATTGACTACGCTTTGAAGAGCCGCAGTACACTTGTCAAGGTATACATGCTCATCGTAACTCAATCGACTCTGACGAGCTAGGCCTACAAAAGTGTTTAAGGCAATTTGTGCAGTAGGATCTGGCAGGTCTTTAACGGATGGAGGTTGCTGTGGTTGCTGTTGATTGGTCTGTTCCATATATTTATTATCTTCCTTCGGCTAAAATTTTCTTTGCAATATCAGAGACGTTATTGTCACTGACTCTTTGATTTCCGGCTACTTTTAAATAAGAATTATTGTGTCTGCGAAATTCATTCAATAATCGCTCTCTCAACATCTTCATGTTATCTACAGGGATAAGACTCATCTTAAGGGCATGATTTTGGAGATCGCTTTTAGTCATGGCATTCAACTGACTCCAATACTCGTCTTCATTAAAAGTCCCGTATTTATCTGATCCAGAATCACCAAGAATTTGATCGAGAGTTTGGTACTGCTTCTCTTCAATCTTGGCATGAGTTTGATTTAGTTCTTCTAGAGCTTGCTTCTTTTTAGCCATACCATATTCTAATATATATAAAGGAAAATATAAAATAAAAAACCCCAGAGGGGTTACCTCTGGGGCTAAAACTAAGAGAGTTTTTAATTAGTTGGTAATAACACCACCGACAGCGCGAGCATCGACGCAAACGCGACCTTCCTCTAGGAATCCGTAGAAACCAGTCTTCTCTGCGCGAGAGATGAATTGGTCATCGGGGAGAACAGTGAGTTGTCCACCGCTCTCAGCGTTTGTAGCGACTGGGCGGACGAAGGCCTCACGGCTCAAATCAAGACCAATTGAGAGGTCATGAGAAGCAGTGGCGAAGGTGATAGCATTTGCATTATTGATGTCAGTATAAGTGGTTACGTCAAATGAATCAAATAGAGTGTTATACTTTTGGTTCTTACCAAGTTCGATTAGCTCGATAATGTTGATACCGAACAAGCTCTCCATTCCGCCGCCTCTATACAACTCAGTGCGAACATCTTCAGACAATTGAGTTTGGGTAGTGGAGCTAGTTGGGAAAATAGGATTAAATGAGAAAGCGCGAATCTTAGCCTTAATTTCTGGGCTAATAAAGAGGTCAGTCAATCCGCGAGCAGAGGCATCAGAAGGAGTACCATTAGCAAATGAAACATTAATTCTCTTAAAGCGGAGAATCAAGTCATTCAAGCAGCCTAGATCAAAAGCTCTTGCGCCACCAACTGGAGCAATAAGATGCTTCAAAGCTCCAGAGGTTGAATAAGAAGCTGAACGGCCATTCAAGGTAGCAGCAGCGCCGAGAGCCTTCAAGATAACAGCCCAAGCATTACGCTCTTGCTTAATAAGAACCTCTTGAGCCATACGATCCAAAGCTCCACTAACTACGTCAAGACGAGCTTTACGAGCATACTTCTTATTGAAAGAAACAGCAGAGTCAAGACGGTAGGTGGCGAGCTTCAACTCTTGGACTGGTTGATCCATGTAGTTGGAGGGTAGACCACCAGCAACATTTTGAGCCCAGACGGAAACTAGGCCAGCGGCCTCGTTGTAATAAAGATCAAGAGGATAAGAAGGACTATCGTCTTCGTTAAACTCCATGTCTTTGTAAATCATGCTGGCAGTACCAGCTTGAGCGAGGACCTTTTGGATAACTGGTCCTACGAAAGCGGCCAAGGCTTCCATAGCTTCAGCAGCCTCAACTACATTGCGAGAACCAACCTTCTTGATTAGCTCTACTTGTTCTGGCGTATTTTTTAATTTAAGTCTCATATTGTAATTAATTAATTGGTTAGGTTAGTGGTTGTATTATAGGTCGAGGTTCAATAGTGCATAACCATCATCATCAGCAGAACCTAGATAAATTCCAACTTTAGCGCCACCAGTGCTACCATAGAGAGCAGTGTTGGTTTCCAATTCACCATTAGCATTAATGAAAGCAGAGTTACCAGCAGTAGCTCCAGTTGCATAAGCCAAGATGATGCCGCGCTTGAGAACTGGTACAGTTTGTCCAGAGACAACAGCACTCAATTCAGCAGCTTTACGAGGATTGTAGATTAGCTTCTCGCCATTTTCGTCAGTTTCGCGAACGTCATTGAGAAGAAGACCAATTACCTTGCCTAAATCGCCAGTGCCAGCAGTAGTAACGCGAGCAGTGGTAGAGTAACGATCAGAAACGACGTTAGAGTATGAAGCGCCAACGGAGGTAGCTGATGTGATATTTAGAGAGTCATCGGTATTTTTCCAACCGGCTCCAAGGACTTTAACGAAAGTTCCTTTATTTACAGTTTCGAGATCGAAAGCGAACATGTTGATAACTTCATGCTCACCATAACCACGAAATGGTTTAATTAATCTTTTAGTAGATGAATATGGCATACTATTTTCCTATTATTTATTTGTTTATTTTGTAATAACGAAGCCTTCGTCATTAAAAGCTGATTGGTATTTTTGCTTAACAGTCTTTGATGGATTAACCATGCCAGCAGTGATTTGATCAGCTTGCTGAGTTCCATTGTTAATAGCGTCATCAACGACAGTAGCATTTTCTGTAGAGGCCACAGTTTCTTTAACTTCAGAAGAGGCGACTTCTTTGACCTGTTCTTTTGGAGTTTTTGAAGCTTTGTAAGCCTTATTCTTTTCCTTCATTAGGACGCCCATTTTCTTTTGGTAGGCGGAGAAAGAAGTTTCATCTAAATCTCTGATATCGTTAGCAATTACTTCTCTGTCTTCGGTATCAAGATCGTACTCTTCATCAAGCGCAGCCATTCTGGAAGAGAATGCTTCTTGCTTCTCCTTGGAAGATTTTTCTTGTTGTAGAGCTTCTAAAGATTGCTTGAGAGACTCAAGCTCCTTCTTTAGGTTTTCAGAATCAGAAGAGAGACTAGCGAACTTCTCTTCAGCGTCCTTGATTGCATCTTCTTTAGCTTTTTGTTCAGCAGCGAATTTCTCAGAGGCATCTTTGAGTTGCTCTCCAATAAAGTCCCTGATGGAAGAAGCGGTTGCCTCTTTAAGCAACTCATCAGTAATTTGAGATAATTCAGATATTTTCATATTCTTTCTTTCGATAATTACATTAGATTCTAACGTTTGTGAAATTTCTTCCGCTTTTTGCTCTACAATTTGTTCAGATTCTTGTTTTCTGACGCTAACACCGATAACATCAGCAGCGGGACTTGCTGTTAAACCAACCCCAAGAGGCAGCACTCGGCCTTTAATTTTACGGTAAATTAATTGATTTTCGTTCAGTCTTCCGCTGCCACCAAAGCCAGTTAACTTTCCTTTGATCTTTTCAATCTCTTCTTTGTCAGAAATGATTGTAGCATTTTCAATATTCTTTTCAGATCCCTCTAATACAGCCACTTCAAAATCATTATAACCCAATTCCCAAGAAGCGCTGACCTTCATATAGTTGTTAGAAGTAGGGTCATTTGATTCTTCGATAGTATTGGCGAGGTCTTTATTTACAATCTTCCAAACAATACCACCAAGAGTGATATTATATGGTTCTTTTTTATCTTTGACTTGCTCTTCAGTAAGTGGTGCATCAGTTCCAAACTCAGAAAATCCTGCTGACAAGATAACGCCAACTATATTGGCGCGATTGTGTTCAATATTGATTGGCTTATTGATGAAATTTTTATACATCTCAGAAGCAATAGCAGAATCAACTACATCACCATTTTTATTAACACGATTTACGACACAGGCATTAAACGCAATTGGCAAAAGATCCATATTAGACTCAGCATTAACATTAGGAATAAAATTCCCCACATCGATAAGGCTGGCTAATGATAAATATTTATCTTTTTCCTCAGAAACCAATGGCCTGATTGAAGAACTAAATGTTGTAGAGAATTCAAATTTCATATTATTCTAGGAAATAATTAATACTGCCGATTGAGTTAGCGGGAACGATGGCAACGCCCGAAAAATCAGGAACGTCTATAGGCACAGAAAAGTTGCAGTTTCCTTGAGCAATATAAGCCAAAATACTGCCAGTAGTTGTGGCACCTGCATTTAACAAGGTGATAGCGTTGTTAGTTGCTACTACATCAGTGATAAAGATTCTTGAATTTCCACTATTAGGAGGTTGAATGACTACACCAGAAGTAGTGAAATTAGCTATGAGGCCATTTACCGCAGCTACGCCATGTTGAATAAAAGATTTCATTTATTTTAAAGTTAAAAGATATTTAGTTTGGTTTACGTCTCCTAAAATTTCATCTCTAATATTGAGAAGATCAGTATCTTTAGCTGGGTCTAGTTGAGAAGGTAAATCATTGCTAAGAAATGCGATAAAGCTGTTCATTGTGTCAAGAGGGCTAATTGATTTATAGTTTTGCAAAGTTAATACAAATGATTCTTTAGCAATAATACGTCCATACTTGCCCATGAAAGTCTCAACAAAATCATCAATATTTTCAGAAAGCTTATCATACAATTCTCCAAAAGTTTTATGCTCGGAATAACCATAAGTTTGCCAATGGAAAACTTTAACTTGGTTTTGGAACTCTAACATTGATGATAAGATATTCATATTGCTTAACATTTGTACACTTTTTAATTTATTTTCGTTAACTGGTCTGGGGTTTTAGTAAGTACGTCGCCTTTCTTGTAAGTCTCTCCTTCGTTTGTGACTTGATAAGAAATTACTTTACCCATGCGATCAGGCAATTCTTTTATTTCAGTAACAATTCCTTCGCTGCCAAAATGATAACAAGATCTATTTATGTTCTTCACTTTGCTGCCTACCATATACATAGGACTTGCATAATCAGAACCAGCTTCGATTGATTCTGGACCTTCTTCAACATCTTCAGAATTATCTTCATTTTCAATACTAGCTTTGTTTGAAAATCCTGCTTTTGGGTAGATAAGATAAGTATAAATAGCATTAATATAATCTTCAATTAAGGCAATTTTATTATTAACCCAAGGCTCTGATATTTCAAGAGCAATTTCTGAATTTGATTCTATAGCTTTAATTAGTTCTTGAAGTCTTTCTATTGAAACAGAAAATTGACCAACTGCCATTTCGGCAGCATCTTGACTATGATACATCATCTCTTCAGAATCATCTTGAATAGCAATATCATCTGCCTTAGAAAGCTCAGGCCAAATTTTAAGCAATTCATCTTGATTCCAAAAAGTAACGCCATCCCAATCTTCTTCGTTTGCTTGAGCTTTTTTTAAGGCACCCTGCTTTGGATAATCTTTATCTCCGGGTTTCGCTGGCTTATAATTTTTACCCATCCTTTCTTTTTTCTTTTGGATGTTATACCAGAGACCTTTGCCAGCTTCAGATTCTAAATTTACAGCAGCATTCTCTGAGCCTTGAACTGGCGCACCGGCCCTCCATTGATGGCAAGACCAATAATTAGCTTTCCACTTTGGACCGGGATTCTTATCGCAACCATGTCTAGCTCTATAACTTTTTCTTCTAGCAGGATCATCTCTCTTGATCTCCATGTTTGGGTCACCAAAGTTAACCTTTACGATATTTCCTTTTTCATTTTTAACATAAACAGAAAACTTTTTAGGCCCATCAGGAGTTCTGAATGGCTTATTTAATGTTTTCTTTTCTTTGTCTGCGGCGATAATCTTAAAGGAGATATCGATTTCGAGTTCTTGGGTTTTCATGTTAAATATATTCTAGCCAGTTTGCTTTTTCTTGTTCTGTATCTAAATATAGGTCATTCTCGTCTTCGAAATCATAATCAAGATTATAGTCTTGAATATCATTATCTGCTTGAGAAAAATCACTATCATTTGGTTCCCAAGAACCTGTGACATCAATTTCTGAAGCTCTAGCTACGTCTTGATCTGCTTTTCTATATGAGTCTTTTACTTTTCCGCCAGACATCATTCTTAAAAACATATTTACTCTTGCTGCCGCCCATCCTCCTCTAGTCATTCCCGGTCTATGAGAAGAACTAAATGCGCCAGCACCTCTGCGATACACTTTCTTTAACTGACTTAAATTAACTTTTCTAGGATGCTTTGCATTGTGATCCTTCACTTTGTTTTTAAGCATCTCTACAACTTTAGCGGAAAACTCTATTGCCTTATCGCTCTTTGTCCCTGCGCTACCAGCAGGATTTTTACCAGAACCACTGCGCCTTTCAGAAGGCTTGGAAGGCGTCTGAGCAGAGCTTTTAGGCCCAGACCTCTTTGATTCTATAATTTCAATTTCTAAACCTTGTAGGCTCATAATTTGTAGTTGATAATAAATACACTTAAAATTAGTAATTAAGGAAATTATAACGGCCCATTTGTATTAAAGTTTGTGTAATTCAATCCTTTCAATAATCCGCTCATAAACAAACCATTAGGATGAGGATAAGAATTTTGGTCCATATCACAATAAAAACTAAAATCTAAAACAGCATTCGCACCGATTGAAGAGTCGTAAGAAAGGTCTTTAAACTTTGCTCCTCTAATATCGTATCTTATAATAGTATCGGAGTCTTTATTCATTTTAATTACAATATCATATTTAGATCCTGACCTTATATTTGATATTAAATCTCCAGAATAGATTAAATTCTTATAAATAGCTGAAAAAGATCCTTCTACAGTAATAGGAGTATTTATTTGTCTATCTACTGGGTAAACATAACCTAATGTTTTTACAAGTTCTCTGTCTAATGGAATATTAAAATTAAAACCTTGAATCGCGGAGTCTTGTATGATTAAATTTGACTTAGTTTTAGAAGTAGATCCAATATCGTATACATCTACAGTTATTTCTCCGGGCAATAGGACTGAAATTGAGTTGCCTATTTCTTCGTATGCTGTGTTGTAATTAGGAATAGAAAAACGGACTCCCGTATTAAGTAATCCACTCTTGGGTTCAACAAAAGGAGATACTGCATTGGTGCCAGAAGAGTAATAAATTACATTATGTGCCGTGCAATTAACTGAAGCTGTTGGGATTTCGTTAACTTTAGCATTTACTCCATAAGAAGTAATGTAGCAATTACCAAAAGCCAATACAGGGAATCCAGATAGGTTAGAATTAATAACGTCTGCGGGATTTGGGTTAATAGACAAGAAAATATTTCTTTGATCTCTATATTTGAATGGATATTTAAATGTGTTATTTGTTGGAAGTGTTAAATCAGTATTATAGGCAAACCCTTGATCTCCAAAAGTGAATCCTGATAAGATATTTCCGCTAGGATAGACTTGTCCACCATCGAATTGATCTAAATTTGGAATCCCAAGCTCTACATAAAAACCAAGCCTAGCTTCATTTCTTAAATCTTTAATGTTGTAATTAAAACTAAGATTTATATCTGGTGGCTTTACGTTGTAATCATAAATTGTAGAAGCATTTCCAATTTCAGTGAACCTTGCTGGCTGAGTAGTGATTTGATAACTAAATTGATTTACTCTCTTAAGAGGTTGGATTAAATTATAGAGTCCCGTAGGCAAAAGAGAACCATTAGGGTCACAAAAATAATACCCACTTGCTGGAGCAGGTCCAACAAGCAGCAACTGATTGTTATAGATTACTCTATTTGTTGGCATTAGATTTTACTATGGTAAAGCAAACTAGCCATATAAGAATCCACTTGATGCTCGCAAGCAATCTCATGAATCTCTTCTATCCTCTTTGCGTTTTTATCTACAGGAGATTGGACATATTCAGCAATCTTAGAAGACCAATTATTTTTTTCTTCGTTAGCAACTATAATTTTTGTAATGTCAAGAGCTACTTCTTTTTGTTTATCGTTTAGTTTTTTAAGTTTATGTTTTTTCTTTAAAAGGGTTTCTATTTCATCACCTAATTTATTTGTAGCTTCTACTACGTCTTTCAACTTAGTTACGCTGTAATTTGCCTTAGAAGAAGTGCCAACTGGTTTGACATTTTTGGTTGTCTGTTTAATTCCGGTACTACCTGCCGGTCTACCAGCATCTATTTTAGGTCCACCAATTAGAGGCTGATAAAAACCTTTGTCTTTTAGGTCAATGAAACTAGTTTGAGACTGGAGTGACTCTTCTGGACTCGGCAATACTCCTGTTTCAATAGCTTTAAGACCTTCTTCTGGAGTGAGAACCCCAAGCTCCATAAGGCGAGTATAAATTCTATTAAGATTTTGATCTGTCTTGAGATCCATATCTTCAAAGAATGGAGTAGGGAATACTTTGAACCCTATTTCTTTAGAAATCCTTTTGATTTCAGGAAGCAAGAAGTCTGTGATGAACGCTTGGCGAGCTTGTATTAGTTTTTGTCCTAAGAGAGAAACTTTTGTAGTGGTGTTCGCGAACTTTTCGTTTCCAACTAGAATGTTATTTAATCCAATATTAATGTCTCTATCGATCACCTCATATTTTCTTGGATCAAGGATGTCTGCGATTTGAGGGATAACGAATTCTGCTTTTGTTGTATAGTCTGCAATAAGGACTCTGCCAATTGATTGATTAGCAAAGAGGTTTTGCATGGTCTTCAAGTTCTCTTGGTTCACTCCGCCCTTATCAGGCTCAGTTCCCATTGTCACAAGAAGAACGACTTGCTGGATTGTCCTCGTAAGAGCCATATCCATACGACGCATTTCAATTTTGGCGCTTATGTCTTCAAGAACTGGAAATCCCATTGGCACAGCAAATGGTTCATAATCTTGTTTCTTATAGAATACAGCATAGAATTTTTTAGTATCTAAATGTAATAGAACTGCTGTGGCTTTTCCTTTTAAAACTTGTTCTTTAACAAGAGGGTCAAGAGAGTTTAGTATCTCTTTGTCTTCTTCTGTCCTTGGATTTCTAACCTGCTCAAGTTCGTAATCAGTTAGTACCTTATAATACTGCCCTCTATTAAAAGAAAGGTTACCATTGACTTGAACATCTGCTGGGTTAATGATTATGTATCTAGAAGGTAAAGAAATTTTTGCTGCTAAAGCTTGCGAACCAAAAACTTGACTGATTTTAGATACATCCTCTTCTTTAATGGTAGTGTCGTATCTATAGATGAAAACGTTTCCAGAGCGGTAGTACTCTCTAAAGAACTTGTCTTGAAGAGCAGTGATATTTATCTTATTGAATAAGGCTTGGAAGAAATCTCTTGCACTTTTATTTCCACCTTTCAAGTGAAGGTTTCCGCAAGAAAGCTCTGATAGTAAATCGATTGTGTTCCTAAATAGACCAAAGTTATAATAAGCTTTTTGGCACAAGATAACTGTATCTCTTACGTCAATATTAGACTTATTGTAATTATAGCCAGTGGCATAGTTAAATGGCACCATGCCTTCATCGATATTGCGAAAACGATCTGTTCTCTCAATGGTTGATGCAGCATTTCTACGGCTTCTCGTCTCAGTGACTCTGCTTGCTACTCCGCCATGAGCAGGGGTAGAGCCTTCGACCATCATTGGAGCGAAAGAAGATTCCTCAATTTTTTCTTTTTTAACCTTTGCCATAAGCCTAATAATTAATTACACATTTTAAATTAAAATTGGTGTAAATCCCGCAGCTACTATTTTATTTTCAGTAGTCATAATGTCATTATAGCATTTGGAACCCCATTTCGCTAACATTAAAGCAGTGTAATTATCTTTTCTCGCTCTATTGGGAGAATTGGAACGCTTTAGGTGTTGAGGCAAGTCGAAATTAACAGATCCACGGCTGCTAGTAGTGAACTCAACTAGCGAACATTGCTTCTTAGTGTTGTAAACTAATAAGTCTTGGTGTTCTATTAAGTCTAGTTTGTTCCAGTCTTTATTTTCTTCCACGAAGATTATCTCTTCTGGAATCCTCTTATTAATCTCTTCATTAAAGAAATTCTCATTAGCGACAGTCTTTGAAGCGAACCAAATTTTCTTATAATCAATTGCCGCTTGTAGGTTTTCGTTACCTCTTCTGATAAACGTAGTAGTGAATACTTGAGTGACTGCTATCTGCTTGTTCTCAAGGTTATATTGGCTCTTAGCTTTTTGAACCATCCTTGTGTATTCAATGCCTTCAAGATCAGAATCAAAATTAATAAACTTAATCTTCTCAGATTCTGAATTCACATATTGAGATTCATTATAAGTGTTGAAGAAGATGTCAGCGCCAGCATTATCGCAGATTATGTAAACAATATTAAAGCTCGTCATTAAGTAATGGAAGTATTTGATATGAGTATTTAAGCTACCAAGACCAGCATAACAATGTACTAGGGTATCGTTCTTATTTTCTCGGTCTATCTCTAAAATACCCATTGCAAAATAGTCAGCATTTGGACTATCGCTCATGTTAGGGTCCATTGCTAAAATATATTGCTTACCATTGTCTCCTTTAATTTGAGAATGGGGGCGTTCTTCGAACTTAAGGGTACACTCTTCCATTTTCTTCATGCTAAAATAAGAATCGCTACCGTCAGTGAATTGAGCGCAATACTCTCTTAAGAAAGAAGCATGAGAAGCTCCACCATTTTGCGCTTCTTCTGTAATTGAAGAGTCTATCATCTCTGGAGGGAGAGCTTCGTAACTTAATTGAGATACAAAATAGGTAGCACTTGTTGGCTCCTTTGAATAGATATTGTCACACCACTCTTTGTAGGTCTTATAGAGGTTCTCAAAAGTGTAAGAGGCTGAAGATAGGGCAATCATTTTAGAAGTGTTCTTAAACTCCATACGATCAGCCTCTGTAATCGCTCCTTGGCTAATTAAATCATCTTCTTGTTCGCGAATACTAATACGTTCTTTAATATCTTGCGGCACAATCAAGAATGGCATCAATACATTTTTAATAATGTCTTCCGGTAGAAGCATGAACTCGTCTAGCACAAGTACGTTAGCACGGAAACCACGAATCTTTTCGCCGCTTAGAGGGATAGCTTTTATTGAACCCTCATTAATTGACCAATCGTATTCATCATTGCGTTTCGACTTTGCGCCGAACGCTTGCATCAAAAGATCTGCGCCTTTAGACTCAGTAATCTTTTCTATTGAATTGAAAATGCTCCTTGCTGTTCTAAATGTCGGACCAGCAATTAAGATCTTGCTCTTGGGCTCAAATATGCATTGTAAAAAACAAAATACCGCAGCAGAAAAAGATTTGGAAGCACCACGGCCCCACACGTTGAGACAAAAGTTTCTATTTAACATGGCTTTAATTATAACCTCTTGATAAGGCCATAATTTTATGCCAGAAATTAGCTCTGTAGTTATGCCGATATTAGAACGTAAGAACTTGGCTAAAGTTATCTTAGCTTCTTTGTCTTCAAGAGTATCTTTTAGTCTAGAATATTCATCATTTAGATTTGGAATTATTCTATTATACTTTTCTGGGGTATACCACATATTATAGTATCTTTAGGTCGTAGCAAAGTTGCAAATCATACTTAAAAAAGTTCTCATCAGTAGAGAACATCTTCTCGATTATTCTGACAGACTCTTTGCGCCCCTTTGCAAATAAGAATTGTACATGAGGGTATTTTTGTATTAGCTCTCTGACGTTATGGAATATAAATTCAGGGTTTACCTTTGTAGCTTTCTTGTATACATGAGGAAGATAATTAAATGACAGAGTATTGCTTAAGCTCTCTTCTACAATGATGACCATGTTAGCTTTAGCTTCACTTGCCTTCTCAATCTCTCGACAAAATCTTTCGTAACCTGCACTTAGTGTGCCAATAAAATCAGAAATAGACTTCCTCTCAAAATAAAGTTTGCCATCATAGCTTGGATGACTAAATCCATAGTCTCCAAACTTAAGGGTGCGAACTTCAGATGCCATATTGAAGATGAATGGCTTCTGTTCTCGGGTATCAATATAAATAATTGAATCTTTGGTTTGCAATTGAGCTAGATTATTCAAATTATTTGGATATACATACTTATTTTTAAACCCAAGATCTTCAGCGAGCTTGTAGTAGTCATCAAAAATTTCTTGCAAGTAAATAACACTTGGGCTCAATACACTACGAAGCTCAACTTGAGAGGGAGTATACTGCAAACCTTTCTTCTCTTTCCTCTTAATAAGGAAGTCTTTGCAATATTCTCTTTGCTTCTCTAATGACTGAGCCTTGAGCCAGTTCTTAAGATTATTTTTATTATTAAAGTCAGTATTGAAATACTGTTCTTTATTTTTATAGATGATTATTGAATTATCAAAAGCATCATAGCGAGGGTGCTGTTGTTGATAGTATTCTATTACTCTAATCTTATGAGCCTTGAGATGGCGATTAAAATCTGCATCTGCTTCATAAACTTTCTGACATATTTTACATGTTTCAGCCATTTAACACCTCATCTTCTGAAATTCCTAAGATACGACACTTGATTTCATCCATTGTAGACAAGCGGTCTATTTCGTTTTTGACCATCGCCTTTCTCCTTTCAGCAAGTTTCAATAACCGGGTGCGAGAATCTTCTTCTTTCCACATCTGAACTAAATTGAGAATACTGGCGTTCTCTTTTATTTGCTTGCTAAGGCGATCACTTCGTTTTACTTTAAGATCATTAAGAAGTTTTTGCTGACGGATAGTTGATTGATTATATTCGTTTCTTGCGCCGCTAATGGCCTCAATAAGAGCCATAGGAATTTTGCCACCCCCATCTACTTCCATATCAATCTGATTTTGGAGGGTCTGAATGGTCTCTTGGATGTTGGCAGATATGACTACTTCAGTAGCTAGGACAATATATTGGTCAACTTCTTCTTGAGTAAGGTCTGGCTTATCAAATGTATAACGAACAAAAGAGCTTTCAAATAACTCACGATCAATATTAGAGGAGTAACTGTTTATTTGATGGAGAAACCGATAAGTATGCATGTATCCAATGATAGCATTAATAGCGGCCTTCTGGCGCGAAGTGACTTTGTCTTTGTCAATGCCTTCATGGACGTATCTATTGATGCGAAAGAGCATCCGCTCAAAAGTCTTTGGCGGCATGTATTGAGAATCTGCAATGCTCTCTGTATCTCTTTGAGATACTGGACCTGCTTGAATTACTTTTTGATCAAGGGTCTTAATGAACTCAATTATTGTACGAGTCTCTTGACTGAGGCTAGTAAGATTTTGATTATTAAAAACACTTTTAGTAATCTCAAGTGCGCCCATTGAACCGGCGTTATTAGCAGCAAATTCTTTTTGTTCTGGAGACAATTCAATCTTATCTTTTGCCAAGTACTCATACGAAGCCCTTGCTTTAATTTGTCTTGTTGATAAGAACTCTTTGACCTTCTTGCCGTGCCAACTTCTACCGTCTGCGCCTTCAGCGTCAGGAAAAGCAACCCTAACAAGTTCAAGCAGAGAAGGAGGATTAGTAGCGCGGTTGTTCCACTCATTTAAAATTGCCAGTCTCTGTTGATCGTTAAGTTCTTGAGGTTCATTTTCAGCCATAAATTTCCACTTCTCCATTCGTAATGCACTTCTTAGCTTTTATAAGGATAGATCGCTTTAAGTTTTTTATCTGTTTATATCCGGGAGATCGGTTCTTTTCAGTAGTCTTAAAGCCTAATAGTTTTGCTACCTCTTCTTCTTTTTGATTCTTTAAACAAAGCATCTCGTATACCATCCACTCTGCTGGCTTTAGTACTTTCTTTAATGCCGAAGATAAGCTATGGGTACTTCTTAGAAGGTCAAAGCCTTCGTTGGTCATGTCGTGAACTTCTTTAATGTGATTTTCAAGAGGAAGAGTTATTTTTGTATTGAAAGCATCTTTTTTATTACTCTCCCAATGAGAATACATTGGGCACTTCTTGCACTGCTCTCCATATATTGAACAAGAATCATCCCACTCTGCCGCCGCGCACTTCAAACAAGGTCTAGCATAATTACCATAGTTGTTTCTTATAATGTTTTTTATCTGATTAGAGATAATAATGTTTAACCAAGGGGCAAGAGGTTTTTGTGGATCATATAGGCTCCATTTTTTGTAAATGTGAATCCTCAATATTTGCTCAACGTCCTCGAAATCAATCCAAGACAATGCCGCAAGGGTCCACTTGCTCTTGCGCTTGCGAATTTCTTCGTCTACTATAGCTATGCTATTTTCAAAGGATTGTTTTTGGACGGGAGGAGACATTTTTATTTTTGCCTTAGTGTACCAGCTTCTTGTTTAAATATTTTCATCATCTCTCTGGCAGAGACCTTCTCTACAAATCTTTGTTGACCTTGTAAGAGTTGATCTGGTACAGTGCCAGCAATTTTAGAAAGAGACTCTCTCCTTGGCGCATCAAATTGGATATCAACATCTAGACCACCTTTTAATTCAGGAATTCCGCTAGATAATTCAGAACTATCTTCCTCATCATCATCTTCAGTATCCATTTCTTCTTGAGCGCGAGCCTTATTTTCTCTTAGCTTCTTATCTTCCGGCTTTTCTACGATAACACCATAGAACGGAGTGCCACATGTAGAGCAAAATTTTGGTTTTGCTTGTGTATATAAATTAGGTCCTCCACATTTAGAGCAGTAAATTTTTTGCATAATTCATTTATTTATTATAGTTTGATAACAGTAAATAAGCAAGTGTAATTGTAGTAGAATGAAGTATTCGTTTAAAAATAACGAAAAGGTTGAATACGTCATCAATTGGGCCAAACCCCCCAGAGGGTGCTATGGCATATGCGATTCTCCAGAAATGGACGATCCAAAGATTATAATTGATCCCAAATTAACAAAACAAAAGACGATCAACATTCTAATACATGAAGTATTACACGCATTCTTCTGGCACGAATCAGAAACAAAAGTGACTAAATGCGCGAATACCTTGTCAAGACTCATCCATCAAAGGATGAAACAAAAGTTTAATGAATAATTTCTTTGTATTTAGTGATCTTATCAACAATAAAGCGGACAATACCACTTCTCATAATGTCTTCTGGCCCAAGCTTAAAGTATTGAATACCATTATCTCGACTATCTTGATCTTGAAAGATCTCACAGAACTCTTTAAAACCAGACCTCTTGCCCAAGTCGTTTTGCATAATGCTATCGCCGCAAATAAATAGCTTACTAAATTTGCCCATACGGGTTGCCGCCGTTACAAGAGAGTCAAACATCATGTTCTGACCCTCGTCCAAAATAACGGAGTTAACGTTAAAGGTGTACCCGCGAAGCAAAGAGACAGGATAAGTTTTGATCCTTTCTTGCTTATATAGCGATTCGATGCTGGACTTATTTAGTAATTCTTCTAGCTTATCAAATAAGGGTACATTATAGAAGAAGGTCTTCTCGTCTAAGTCACCAGTCAAGAAGCCAGTTTGACCATCTGTGCTTTGAATTAGGGATCTGATGTATACAATGTCAGAGATCTTTTTGGCTTTTAATAGTTCTAGGGAGCAATAGACACTCAATAAAGTCTTCGCTGTGCCGGGAAGGCCATCTAGGATAACTATATTGGTAGTCTTGTCTAAAGCCGCTTGAATGATTTGTTCTTGTTTTGGGGTCCATTTCAGTTTGCGAATTTCAAAGTCGTCTTTGACTTTGTCTTTTTGCGCAACGTGTTGGGAGGTATCTTTTTTTGACATTTTCATTGGCTTTATTATTTTAATTACATGTATTATATAAGATGAAGAACAAATTAAATGTTACAGTTGTAAACCCCAAAACTTGCAGGAAGAGAATATGTTGTGAGGGTTGTGAACTGTCATACAATAAGGAAGATTATTTATTATTCTTTAAGGCGCGGAAACTTGTTTATTTTAATATGATTGCAGAAGATGGGAAGCAAATAAAGATTTGCGATTGTTGTCTAGTAACTCTCGCTTCGATGACTTGTGCGAAATATGATTTGCCATATATTAGTATTATAATTAAGGGCGAGGAAAATACAAAACAAATAAATATCGAGTATAGTGAAGACAAGTTATTTGAGGAGGAGTTGTTAAAAGTCTTTAAGCAGGTTAAGTAATTGCTCTCTCTTTTCGGGAGCCATATCCTCTGGCGGCGAATTAGTTATTATATATTCTAGCATCTTAACGGCGGAATGGAAATTGTTTCTATTTTTTAGGGAGTTGCCTTCATGAGATACTATCTTAACGTTACTAATTATGTATCCTTTAGTTGGGTCTATCCTGTCTAGGGAAGCTGACCTCTTATGGTCTATTCCTGACTTATATAGGATTTCGTAGCCCAAGATGGGGCAGGTATTATTTTTAAGACTTATTAAATCGGCCAACGTGAGGTTGAATTCTAGATTTTTCTTTTTTGAACGCTTTTTTGCTTTGCTTAAGATGACTTTTTTGAGATAGACTATCTCGCCAGTCTCAGGATGGCCCATCATTTCTTTAATTCTATTGTATTCTTGGGAGTGGCAACAAGGATTGCACTTACCTTTTACTCTGTTAAATTCTATATCTTCTTTTTCAATGTTACAGACAGAACATTTGATTAACATTAGATATATCTACACAAGCTATATCTAAAAAAGGTATTTTTCACAGGGGGGTCCGGGGATTTTTTGACCCTGCAAAGTTTCTGGGTTCCCCGTTTGGCTTGTTTTTTTGAGAAATAGGGGGTCTTACCTTTATTTACTATATGATACTTAATAGAGATTTACTTTTACTAAGGGATAGAATAATAGATTCTTTTAATTGACATATTAATAAAAGAAGGTTTTATAGATTAAGGGCAGAATGATTTTTAGACCCCCCCGCCCCCGTATTTGAGAAACGTCGGGCATTATTTCGAAAAATGGGGGGATTGTCAAGGCGCAATCTGAACAAAAAAAATCCCCTCTTTCGAAGGGATTTGATTTGACTTTCGATTCGTTTAATGGACCAGATTGACAACGTCTTCGACGGGGAACGTGAGGAATTTTGGCGGAGTTTTTGCCTTCCTATAAAGCTCAATTGTCGCCATTTCTTCGGCGGTGGCCGGACGGCCATCGACCACATATCCCAGTGACTTCATGGCGGAAGACGGGAGCGCTGCGACGTATTCACGGCCAGTGACCGGGTGTTTGACCAGTCCGGGCTTAACCCACACAAACCACGGTTTGTCACCGGGTGCGTCTTCATGGCGGTTGCCGTAGCTATCGGGCCCCGCAAGCGTGACAACGAATCGGTGATTCTTCATCACACGGCCCAACAATGGATTCAAGGGAACGCCAGAGCGCCCGCCTGTCTTCATCGAATGCTCCCCTTTGAGGAGGATGGTGCAAATGCTGCCCGCTCGGATTTTGTTTAGATCGATCACAAGGAAAGGCTAGTCTAGTTTTGAATGAGAGTCACCAAGAATCTCAAAGAATCTCAAAGAATCTTTGAGTACTCAATCCAAAGGGTAGCACGTTTCATGCCAAGTCACACTTGGCACACTCTTTGCTCCCAGCAGGTTCTATGCCAAGCCTGTGAAAAGCATAGTTTTTCATTTTGGGGTCCCCAATTCCGAAAACTATCAAATTAGTGATAAATCACTAGTAATACAATAGTTGACTGTTATTTGACTATTATTTGCGTAATATTTAGATAATATTTAACACAAAAAACCCCCTGTATTGCTACAGAGGGTTTGTCACTAAGGCTTATCTAGTCATGCCTATTAACACGACAACAAGAAGTAGTATTATCATATCACTCTACTCCGTACATCTCAAACGACTCTACATTAATGCAATTGTCAATTGCTATAGTGAGGAACTTGGCTTCCTCTTTGTCGGTCCTATATTGCTCAATATCTTTACGCTCTTGTGTAGTAATAGGCCGACCGTCTACTAACAAATCGAACTTATTGCGTTTGCTTTTAGTAGGAAGACCAGCTAAATATAATTGACCAGTCTTCTTGTGTTTCACTAGGCCATCTTTAACAAATTCAAACCACATTGGTTTACCAATAGCGTCTGGGTACTTGTTAAAGTACGTCTCTTCTCCAGCTAGTGTGATAGCAAACCTATAGGCTCTTGTCACACGACCGCTATACTGATTGAGAGGGATGCCACTACTGCCTCCCTTATTCATTTTGTATTCACCTTGCATTAGAATAGTAGCAATACTACCCGCTTGGACTTGTTCTATGTTGATCATATAGTTGTTTTATATAAGAGCCAAACTGACTATGACAATTTAACATACTGATATATATATACAAGAAATGAATCTACTTTAATTTTCTACGTTAACGGGCACTTGGCACGGCTTATGCTGCGAGCGTAGCACGAACCATGCCAACTATCGGGCGACGATAGTTTTCTGTTTTGGGGAGCCCAAATCTATAAACTATGAAATCAGTGATTAATCACTAGTAATAC